ATGCTTCATCAAAGCTCATTTTTTTATTATGTTCAAAATCAAATCCTAATGTTAAATCCACGACTCTTTGCACTGCATTTCCTGCAACCATTTTAGCTGATGGTGGAAAGCTAATATCTAAGTGTGATATAAATAACTTTAAGAAGTATTCATCGAGTGGTTGTGTACCACCGGATGCACTTACATGCATGGCTCTACTGCCAAATGGTTTTCTGTATTCAGTCATTGTTTTATCCTTTCTTTACCCTTGATATCATACCTATTGACAATTTGTAAAGTATTTATTATGGATTATTTATTAACAAAAGAAAAGGACAATGAAATGGAAAACAAATACGCATATAAGATGGTACGAACTACTGACCCTGATACATCTATAGATTCAGCTATATCATTAGACCCAACTAAGATGGAAAAGATTGTTTTGGAAGCTGTTTCACAGTTTCGTGAACAAGGTGCTACTATGTCTGAAATTGAAAGAATGTTGGTGACAACACATCCAGCAAGTATATCACCACGATTCAAACCTCTGATTGAAAAAGGATTGATAAGAATAGATCATAGAACTCGCAAAGGTATGCGGTCTAATCGGCAACAACGCATCCACTGGGCAACAGAATACTATAAGGAAGAAGAACAATGAAACTAGAAGATTACATAGAAAAAAGAGGTATTAGCAGACGTTACTTTGCTAAAATAGCCAAGTTAGACCCAAGTGCAATTACTCTTTTGATACAAGGTAAAAGAAAACCAAAGCAGGAAACCATCATTAAGATATTTATTGCTACCAAAGGTGAAGTCACTGCGGACGATTTCTATCATG